ACCTCTGACATTTTTTTAGTCGTCCCAGAAACGTTAGCAATTACTCTCTTAACCCTCGCCTTTTCTCTTTCTAAAGTACTCTCAAGAGCAGCCTCTCGGTTGTCCATACCTTCCTGTGTTCCTTCTGCTGTGCCAGCATTGCCTAGCTCATTAAGGAACTGGCTCATCTTGAACTCTCCAGACGCTATAGGATCCCCCTCAGCAACAGATCCATCTTTCGTGAATCCTCCCGTTTGATACTTTTTTAGTTCTGCTTTACAAGGTTTACACATGAGCTAGGAATTTCCACCTGTTGGTTTACTGGCCTGCTTATCCTTAATCTTTAACTCTGCCTTCGTATTAATGTTATCCTGAGTAAGCTTTGTTCTATCAAGCTGTTCATCCGCTCTATTAGAACGAACTTTCTCATTGATGTCCATCTCTTTGATGTTAATATCTAACTGCTTATTAGCTCTATCTGATTCGATTTTTATACGACCAGTTGTTTGAGCGTCTTCAGTACCAGACTTTTGAATCATTGCAATCTCAATGCTGTTCTTACGGTCTAGCTCCTTATTAGTATTCTCATTCTCTACCTTAGCCTGCTCCATCTGAGCTTGCATCTGCTGAGCCTGTTGAGCTGCTTCTTGCTCTGCCTGAGCCTGAGCTTGTTGAAGTTCCTCAGTATACTTCTCAGCCTTCTCTAACTTATCCTTTAACTGAGGGAAACTCTCTGCATCAAACATCTCTGCAATCGCAGAAGCAGGTAAACCGTTCTGTGCAAATGATTGTGATAGCTGTTTAAGATTCTCAATCTTCTCTTGCTCTTTACCTGAATTAGTTACGAAAATTCCGTAGTTAGACTCCATATGAGAAAGTGGATCTACCAGTAAGTAGTCTACTGTTCCATCAGGCATTACATACATACCTTGCTTTCCAGTTGCCCAAGCTTCCTTAGAGTAATCTAATAATGCTTGCATATCTCTTTGTTCGAAAGATTCAAACTTGCGGAATAGATCCTCGGTTATATGCGAAGATTGTACAATAGCTTGTTGGCTTGCGCCTTTACCTTCGTACTGACTTACCTGTCCTTGACGTTGGCGGTTAACTCCTGATAATTTCTCCCACTCTTCTAAGATAGAATTTAAAAGTAGTATATACTGTTCAATAGTCTTAATCGACATATCAAGTACAGACTGGTGCTGCGGTGAAAGTTGGATACCTTCCTTATTATAATCTACCCAAGCAATTCCTGTACCTTCTACAAAGTACATGAACTTATCCATGTCCCATTTCTTTGGGATCATATTAATATCAAACTGTGCAACAATGTCTTTACTACGCGCAATAGCTAGTTCTAATCGGTACTTATAAATATTATAATTTACTTGGTACGGAATCCCTAAGCTTACAAGAGAAATGTTTTTAGAGTTAACATTTGAATAGCGTCTTCCGTTAATAGGAAGCTTACACACTGATGGGTTACTAATTGAATTTCTTTGATTAGTAATTGGGCCCAGATCAATATAGAATCTACCATCAATCCTAGTACCTTCCCAAACTTCATTAACCCACATCCACTCTACCTCACCTCCCATCTCCTTCATTTCAGGAGTGAGTTTAAATCCTTCTTGGACCTCTTGCTCTTCAAGGTCTCCCGTAAGAGGGTCTTGGAAAGTAAAAAATCCTATTCTTTTTCTACCCTTCCAATATACTGTAGCTACTTCAAGTAACCTACTTCTATGTACATTTGGATTTGTATTAGTACTACTACGAGAAAGCAAATATGAATCTACCTCCATATGCCTAGGCTCCTCCAGTTCAGCTACCTGCTGACTACTTAAAGACTCGTGGTAATGATCAATGATTGTTGAGGCATGTACATACTTACGTATAACAGCCCAATCCCCATCCTCTACATACTCTAGATCCGGATCCATATCGTAATCAATATCGATAGGATTAAGTACATCGTAAAAAGGCTCTCCGTTACGGACACCTCTATGTGTATAGGTCTCTCCAGAAACTATGTAATGAAACCACGCCTTCTGTACTTTATCAGACACTTCCTGTGACTGCATAATATACGTCATAGCATGCTGCCCTAAAATAGCTCTATTATCTACGTAATCTCTTTCGAACATCTCCATAAGAGACTTTGGCAATTGCACTTCCTGCTCCTCCATACCAGTATCCATCCCCATCTCAGAAAGCTTATTGACAAACTGAGCCTGCATATTTTTAACTAGCATTGCGTGCTTAGCCTCCTCTTTCTGAGAGACTACATCGTGGTTCAATACACTTACAGTATAATTAAGAGGACGTTTAGACTTCTCTCCTAACAATAAATCGATAACCGGTTTAATGATTGGGTAGTTACGCATTGCAGAGGGAAAATTATCACGTGTCTTGCCGTATGGCTTTAACACATATTTATAATCTATCTCATCAATAACTCCGTTGTAGAAATCATACAGAGAGCGTAAGTGATCCTTACGTTCTGTTACTCCATTCTCAGACATGTGAATAAACGCCTCCACACAGGATTCACGCCATTCTTTTGTCTTTTTGGATAAAGGCAGTTTTTGCTGCGGTATCTTGTCTCCCCCTAGGTGCATATCTTACAAAGTTAATGAATTATTTTTAATCTCCATCCATAGTAGTATTTTGACTTGTCTTTTAGTAATATACCATTAATGATATACATTATCAAACCAATCATCTGTAGCTCTATCCTCTAAAATCTCTTTCACCTCCGCGTTATATAACTCTCGCGTGTGGTACATTCCAACCATAAACGCCATCACACGGTCAAAGTTACCTTTGTGGTTGAATTTAATTAACTCTTGGAGTAGAGCTGGGTCGTAGATTTTATGCATATTTAATATAGTCGTCCCATCCTCTTGTGTTGACCTCACAGTGTTTAACCAGTCCCTGATATACAGTTCCCCTTGACGCTTTCTTGCCTCAGTGGTATGCATTCCATACTGACGTTTTACTTTCTTGGAGCGTAGATCTTTCTTATCTAACATCTCAAACTCTTCTTGTAGCCTGTGTAGCTTCCTATGCTGTTTTGCATAATGTATTACAGCTCCGCGATCGTTCTCAAAACCAATTTTAGCGTTGTAATAATCAGCAAGCATAAACAGATTACGATTATATTCGTCTTGTGAGTGCGGTCTTCCAACATAGCTAGCTACAATTAAATCATCCGGACGGCTGATATTATTAACTCTCTTAATTACATATGCAGCTCCAAGAGAAGAAGAGTCTGCGGATTGATTCTGCCCATACGGGTCATGACAGACTAAATATAAATTGTGTGGTACTTGATCTTTAGAATTTTTATATGGTCCTTCGTAAACAGTAACACATCCAGTTAAGGCATCCTCCTTTCTATGCGGGTATCGTAGGATAGGTTTAGCATCTCCCTCCACTTTGAATTCTATTTTATTTCCTTTTCCATAAAGCAATGAACCATTCGTTCCTATACTATGGAGTCCTCCGACCTTTACTTTATTATAGTGCTCCTGTAAAGATGATATATCAAATAAATTGGACGACACCTGTAATGTTGCCTCTCTAGGAGTAAGTGGGTGCTCAGCTACGTATTGATCGTAAGCTTTAGGATCATTTGTACCTTTCTTTTTGTTTCTATTTATCTCCTCAAATGCTACCGCTACATCCCGCAACGAGTTACCAGCATCGTCAATAAACCCCTCAAGATTCTCATAGATAGGCACAAAATGTCCGCATTGAGTTCCCATAGCTCCATCATCCCATATATTATCAAACGCTAAACAGTCATATGATTCAGGGTTATAGAATAATTCCTCCATCCCTTCGAAGTCTGCACCTTCTGTTCCACCAGTACCGAATGCTATCATAGTACCTAGAGTATTGGCCCCTTGCCTCATAGTAGGCATAGCTACTTCCCACGCTTTTAGTAGCCCTGGAAATGCACCTGCTTCCTCAAAGAATATAAGCTCTCCCGCTTTACCACGTACTTTGTCTGGCGCATCTTTAAGTGATACCCCCATAATCATGGACTTCATACCAAGCTCGACGTCTGCTCCGTTTACATTCTTCTTGTACCCAGACATTTTATTCATCTCCCGATCCCTAAGTCTAGGTTGAGTCCACGCTGTATTATCATCCACAAAAGAGAGAATCTCCCACGCTTTGGATAACAGACCGTCCCCAATAATAAATTCTTTCTGCCCAGCAAAGACATAGTTCTTACTGTTTCTTAAATGGAAATAGTTGCGGGCTAGCATAGAAGACGCTTTATATGAGTATCCCTTACGCCTAGCTTTTAGCACAGTCATATGCTTATTAGTCTTTCTGCACTCGTCAATAGAGTTATAGTATTTCCAATCCCCGTCATAGAATGCTGGAAACGTCCTTTCCCTGCGTGCGATCTTAGTCCCATCAGGAAGTATCTCTTCCACAGACCTGTCAATAGGACAGTAGTTAAGATAAAAATAATGAAACCCAGTAATTTTTAGTTCGTCTATCTCATATCCATATAAGCATCTCTCCCTTTCTGAGTCCCAGTAGTCAAAGTAATCTTTTGTTTCTTTTAAAGCGTTGGTATAAAACCCATGCTTCATAAAATACAATGCTGCCGGACGAAGTCTGTCTGTGTGTTTAAACATCTTCTATTACCTACTGTATTTATTAACTACCACACCTCCTCTGTTTACAGCTGCGGCTTGCTGATCCTTTTTAACTACATCCTCGAGCTTAGTTAGACCAGAAACAACGTCCCCCATTTTTGTGAGGTTGGCTACGAGATCTTTTGCCGCATATATAGGTTTCCCATTATCATCCATCAAAGTTAAATCAATGTCCTGAAAATACCTTTCTAATTTCCCTATTGAGGATCTAGCAGACTTAAGAAGCTTCACAGCTGATGTCTCAGTAAGCTCTTTGTACTTCTTTACCCCTACATCAATTCTAGGAGTCCATTTAACTCCTAAGTCGTGTATTATCTTATCTTTCCTATCCTCTAACGGATAGACTGCATAAGGGGATCTATGATCTGTAAAATAGTATATAGCTGCTAATTCAGCTGACTTTAGACCTTTAAAATCTTTTATAGTCAGTGTATACGCGTTAGGTATAACTTTTTTATCGCTTATCGTTAGTAGATCCATTTGACTTTTCTTGTATATATTTTATTCTCCCCGGCCTAGCTGAGAACTTACCAAACTTAGGTAGTCTAATAGACTCAAATTTACCTTCCTTCATAGTCTTTGCAACATAAGTAAATTGATAATCTACTACAGCTTCTACTTGTGATAGAGGAAGATTGTACTTAGTAGCCAGAATCTGTATTATCTCCTTCTTCGTTTTTGCCATGGTCTATAACTTGTGGTTTCCATCTCGGGGGTACATCGGGACAACTGCTAGTTTTCCATTGAGCTTTATACTCAACTTTACACCCACATAGTCCGCATCTAGCCTGTTCTTTTTTAAAGTGCTCACATACTTCACATGCACCTACCCTTTGTTTATAGTCTTTAACAGATACGTTTGGAGCTCCCTCTTTAATATAGCGAGAGAGTTCTTTAGTAAAACTTTTTACCATACTCCAAGTACTAGGCATCTTGTCTTCACTCATGGGGTGTAATTTCTATTTCAAAATCTGCTTCAAATTCCACATCTGTTTCAAATAACGGCTCATCTATAATCTCTACAAGGGCGCCTACTTTATCCTGAACAATTGTAATAAACCAGCTACCTTCAACAAGGTGCTGAGTAAATACTAACTCTTCATGCGCACTATGCATTTTGCCACTGTAGATTGATTCGAACACTTTTAGTTTTTGTATTAAGAAGTTTATTAAGACTATAGTTACGCCCTCGCTTTAAAAGTACGCCTTTATCTTTAAATTTCTTTACATAATTGTTTAAAGTATTGTGGTCAGTAAAGCCTAACTGCTTTGCCACTAACTTCTTAGCCGCTGGGGTACAGATATTTACACCCTCTTTTTCCTTATTCGCATCCACAAATAAAGATAGAATTTTTAATTCTTTCTCTGTAAGGTTAAATATACCATTCCAAATTTGAAGGTACTTGTATGTACTATTTACCTTAATAGTCAAATTCTGATCCATCGTCTACGATTACTTCGATTAAAAAATTATATGCTCCTATGTATGTGTTGATTTCCCATTCTGCTTCTGTATTTAGAGTTGCCCATATAATGAGCTTGGTCTCAAAATCTTTTACACTATAAACAAACTCGTCTAGGTCTTCTGTATTGAACTTAGCTGTTACCATCTAGAAATTCTATAGTAGCCCTGCCCTCCTCTAGAATTATCTTAGCTGAGGTTGACTGACGGTTGAATTCTGTAACATAGGGCACTACATCTGAGCGAGTAGCAAGAAAGGTCAGGAACACAGATAATTCTTTAGCAGCACGCTTTGTTTTGCCATTAAATTTATCTGCCTCTTCTCCTGCAGAGACCATCTTTTGATAGTCTGCTAAGGAGATCGTTACTGTCCCAGCTATATCTTTCACATTATACGTCCTAGTACTTGATGCTCTCCCACAAGAATATATGTTAACTCCTCGATAGTTATCCGTCTAGCCTCTGTAGTAGGATCTACCATTATAGTATCCCCCTCTTTGCAGAATTGGCAGTGTGGACCTGCCTTAAGAACCTTTAGTATGTTTGTACTTAGCTTCTTTGCAGTATTCTCATCCAGTATAATGCCTGACTCACGCTTTGATGCGGTAGGATCCGGAAGTAGTATCCACTGTCCTTGAGGAATAAAATTAATTTCTTTGCTCATCTTAATATTGTTTTGGCAAATATATAAAATAATGTATTATATATTACAAATGTATACAACTATTAAGTAGGTTTTACAATCATCTGTAGATCAGCCACCAGAGAGTCGTACCCAATATACGTATTACTATTATCATTAGACCCCAAAGGATCAACACTAGTGTTTGCTACTCCTATCATAAACATCTCCACCTGAGCTTCATTATCACCAAGAGCAGAAAAAGTATACGTATAATCATAGGCGAACTTATTTAGATAGGGAGTAGTATAAGGTCCTGCACTGTTATACGCCTCAGTTAGAGAGTGCGTAGATACTGGTTCAGCATTAAACGGCATACCAGTGGCAACATTTATAGATGTAGTAGCTTTAAGCTCCGCCCTATGGGCTGAGAACGTTTGAATTGTCTGCCCCGTAAACCCAACCTCACGAGACTTCATCCAAATGCTCCCATGGAATCTAATTGTTACTCCCGGACTGTTAGAACCTCTTTCATACGTTAGCCATGCCCCTGCTCGGCCTGACTCAATGTCTTGATCCATATTGTAAATTGACATATCACCTCCTGGAACTCCATAAACCCCCGGAATAACCGCGCTAGCGTTGGGGGATATAATGGCTGTAACCTCAGTAGTAGTAACTTGATACCCATCATGCCTATCAGTTTCTGACCAGCCGCCAACCTCTCGCCTGAAAATCATTCCAGCTCCAGACGCAAGACCGTAATTTTGGTACGTCGACGGAGAAGTAGTGAGAGGTGAAGAATTAGCTAATAATTTAAAATCCGTACTAAAATTATACTGCAAATTAGTTGCATAGGTATTAAGAGCAGTAACAGTTGAAGTCAAATTAGTTATTAATAGCTGTAAAGCAGCCTCAGCAGCGTCAGACGCAAGTTCATTTGCATCTACATCTGCCTGCACAGTTGATATAGAAAGAGCTAATGATAACTCATTAGCATCTGATGCAACCTCATTGGCATCAACATCCGCTTGTATAACAGCAAGGGCTGAGGCATTATCAGCCGCTGCCAATGTCGTCACTAAGGAAGATAGTGTTGACCCATGCACCTTTACTGCTTCTAACTCAGTAAGTAGCCCCTGACCAACGCCTCTCGGCAATAATTCTAGAGCAGTTGCTAAAGTGCCCTGATTTAAAACACCTATGGCCAAAGACCCAGATGAATTAGCCTCAAGCGCCACTTCTATCTTAGTATTTATACTTGCAAAGGTTTTTGCTGTGGGTCCCGATGCGTATCCCTTAAATAGCACACCCCCCAAACTATCATTATTATCCCCCGCCACAATATTTTCTACAGTAGGGCCGCCTTTCTTTTTCATTAAAGTTACTGTAGGCGAAGCATATGAATTATCAGTAATATCCGTCATATAAAGGGATGGTGCCTCCATAGTAATTCCCCAAGTGGAGGAAAACGAAACTATATCCGCGTAAAACCTACACAAGCTGACGCTGCTCGACGCATGCAAACCAAACATAAGTTTGTTATTCTGCGCCGCATTCTGAAACCCCAGCGAGTATCCTCCAGTCAAAGAAAAAGTACGGGATCCAGACATCGTTAAGTTAGCGGTCGCTAAATTAGCTACATCATCTTCTGTTATAACTTTCTTCCATGTTGCCATAGTATATAGACTTTAAAGGTTTATTTTTTTCGACTCTCTTCTTTCTGGCCTTGTGCCTGGAGCTTTTCAAATTCCTTGTCTACTTTGCCTAGAATTGCGGCCACTAAAAAAGCATCAGATGCTTTAATAGTGGACGCTTCTATGGCTGTCTTAACGAAATGTACCTCCGTAATGTCTAGCTTCATCTTACTTAGATTTTAATTGGTTTGCGAGTTTATTTATTATACCCGAAAGCAAATGTACATCTTTTCCTCTAAACGTGGACTCGCTGAGCGCCCATAATAGGTGCTCAAGCTCGTCTTTGTTTAAAGTGTCTGTCGATACAGGGGGTTTAGCCCCCATTGTGGATCCTAGCATTCCCATACTACGCTCCTGTCTGAATGTAAAGTCCACCATCGCCATTAGAAGAGTAGCAGAAAGCTCCAACTCCAAAGTCTATAGCGGCACTATTTCCATCAGAATAGTTTGAATCAGTTATATCAGAAACTACCTGCATAGTACCAATACCTGTAGTTATAGCTGCTGCTGTAGCTGCATCACTAGATGCTCTACTTATAGACCAACCTCCAGGGCTATTATCTGCACCATTGTATAAAATACTAGGTAAGTTTGCCGCAGCCTTATCATTAATATCTACTATAAGTCCTGCACCTATCGCAAGTGCTGCTGTAGTATTAGAATTGGCTACTTTAATCGTATGATCAACAACTTCAAGATTTGTAGTATTTAAAGTTGTAGTAGTCCCGGTCACAATAAGGTTAGGCACCTTTAAAGTTCCACCTACATCAGAACCAGCATCTTCTGGGATATAGATTAAATCTGCAGAGTCTGTTCTCAATGACGCATTAGTCACTGATCCTGCATTTGATACAAATGTAAGATAGTGAGCTGAATTTGATGCTGCTGTCTGGGTAACTCCTACTTTTGTTCCAATTCCGGCCTTCGCAACGTGTAAATTAGCTACTTGTGTTGTAGACGTAATTGTCATTGGTGAAGTACCTGTTGCTACAGGTGAAACAAAGATATTTGCTGTGATTGAACCAGAAGCAGTAACTTTAGGAGCTGATAGTAAGTTAATACCAGGATTGTATGAGAATACGTCATCTGATATAAGAGACTCTTGGCTACCATTTCCTGTACCTGCAAAGTGAGGTATTCCGTGCGCTGCACTAGCAGTATTAGTTGTACCGTAGTTAGTAACTAGTACTTGTGTAGATTTAGCTGATGTTCCTGTAAAGTCATCTGCTGTAATTACTGATGATGAATCCCCCGCAAGAGTGATCTCACCAATAGTTAATGTGTCATTACTGTCGTTCCAAGTAAATGCAGTAGTATTATCCTGAAGTAAAGAGGTAGACGAAGCATCTGATGCTCCTGCTACTAAAGCAACAGCTTTAGCTCCTGCTCCATTTGATACAGCAATATTAACCGATGCAGATGATAGTGTATCTCCCCACACAATCTCACTGTTACCATCTATAGTCAGATAGTTTCCAGTTACTCCTGCAGGACTTAATGTAGGTACTCCTGAAGAATTAAAAATAGGTACTTTCTGTGCATTAGCTGCTGCTGCTGCCGTAGCTTGGTGGGTAGCCCACTCAAGAGTACCATCGTTAACCATACTTCCCAGTACCTTATCAGTACCAATCGTAGAAGTTACTACTCCTCCAGATTGCCCTAAAGTTACATCTCCAGTTATAGCAACTGCTATAGGAGCAGTTGTCCCTGCGCCTGCACCTACAAGTAGCTCAGCGTCTTCTAAGTGAACTAGTGATGGTGTGGATGTACCGTTACCAACTATTATATTACCTCCGGTAATGGAATCTAGTCCCGTACCCCCTTGTGCGATCCCAATGGAATCGTCTTCTGTTATTACTTTTTTCCAAGTAGCCATTTTAAATTATTTTAAATTATTTTTATTATTAAAGATTAGAGGCCCCCAAGATAGAAAGCATCTGATGATGTGTTATAGTAGATAGCGCCTGCCTTTGCAGTTGGAATAGCTGCGGAGCCGCTAAATAAAAGTGTTTTGTCGTCTCCCATTACAAAAGCCTTGGCAGCTCCGTATTTATTGGAAGTAAAGAATTCTATGGTGCTTTGAACACCTGATGCTGTGGCCTGAGCCCCCGCAACAAACCGAATTGAACTGGCATCTACATACTTATCTGATG